GACCCCAACACCCTGAACAACGAAGGTGTTGTTTACACCGTTTGGGTGCCCACCACCATCGCCACCTCCTCGCTGAAGATTGGCACCGACGGCACCGACAAGTTTGTTGGCTCCGTACTGTCCATCGACACCGACAGCTCGGGTGCCGCAGTTGGCTTCACCGCTGGCGCAAGCGACGACTTCATCAACTTCAACGGCACCACTACTGGTGGCGTGGCTGGCACTTGGGTGCAGATTGTTGCTGTGGCCGCTAACAAGTACATGGTCACCGGCACCGTGAACGGCTCCGGTATTGTTGCCACTCCGTTTGCAACCTCTTAATAGGGCCGCATCATGACGATGCAATATGACGTTAAGTCAACCCATAGAAACTCCTCGGGGTCCATTTTTGGCTCCCGGGCGCGTATCAAAGGGTTTTCTATCTGCGCGACTGCCAGCGCTGCTGGCTCGTTGTTGCTGAAGGACGGCGGTTCCGGCGGGACCACGGTGATTGAAGTTGACATCCCATCTAACTCCAACCCGAACTCGTTTTATATTTTGGTGCCGGGTGAGGGGGTGCTGTGCTCGACTGACATCTACGCATCGCTGACGAACATCGCCAGCGTCACGGTGTTCTATGGCTAAGACCGCAGCATGGACTCGCAAGGAAGGCAAGAACCCCAAAGGCGGTCTGAACGCCAAGGGACGAGCCTCCTACAACGCAGCCAATCCGGGCAAGCCCGGGTTGAAGGCCCCTCAACCAGAGGGCGGCAAACGCCGCGACTCTTTCTGTGCCCGGATGACTGGCATGAAGAAAAAGCTGACCTCGGAAAAGACCGCGAACGACCCCAATAGCCGGATCAACAAGAGCCTTCGGGCTTGGAAATGCTGACATGACTGAGAAAACAGAGACTGTTAAAAACGTGCTGGACTTCGTGGCCGTGTTCACGGCGATTGGCTCGTTCTTGCAGATTCTTACCCCGGTGTTTGGTCTGATCGGCGCTATCGTGGGTGTCATGCGCATCTACGAGATGGCTACCGGGAAAGAGTTCTCTATGCTTTGGCGCAAAAAGGCAGACGATGCCGAGCACAAGTAAGAAGCAGCACAACTTTATGGCTGCGGTGGCTAATAACCCCGCGTTTGCCAAGAAGGCTGGGGTGCCCACTAGCGTGGGGAAAGACTTCATCAACGCGGACAAGGGCCGCAAATTTAAAGAAGGTGGTGACACTATGGCTTCCAAAATGAATCCGGGTTTTATGGCAATGATGGCTAAGAAAAAAGCCGGAGCTAAACCTGCCATGAAGATGGCTTCTGGCGGCATGACCAAGATGGGTGCTGTGAAGACCGCCGCCCCCAGCAAAGACGGTATCGCGTCCAAAGGCAAAACCAAGGGCAAGATGGTCAAAATGGCCTACGGCGGCAAAGCCTGCTGAGGAGCTGACATGCCAAAAGGGATACGCGAACCGCTTCAAGAACTTGAGGGCGGCAAAGGCTTTGGTGGTATGGGTGGTGGCGGTGGCGGCCGCATGCCGCAAGACATTACCATTTCTGCTAAAGAGTCACGGTTACGCGATATGTCAGCGGCGGAAAAAAGAGAGCAGGCTTTGGCCCAGCAGCGCGAAACGGCGCGTGTGGCAGATGAAGCGCGTTACCGCGCTGATAAAGCCGCTGGCAAAATTAAAAGCATTTTTCCGCGTAAAACGGACGAGTACAAAAAAGGCGGCGTTACCCGTGCAGACGGCTGCATCACCAAAGGCCACACTAAGGGCAGGATGGTTTAATCATGGGCATCAAACTCAGTGACGTTTCGCCGCTGGCAGGCATGCTGACTGGCAAGGGCGCAATGGGCAAAGCCATGCGCCAAGGTTTTGGCGGGATTATTCCTGCCGCCATTGCACGCGACGCCTACTCCGACGAGGAAGACCAGCAGAAGCAGGCGCAGCTTGCCGCGCAGATGTCCTCAAACGGGGTGCGCATGAAAAAGGGCGGCGTGACTCGCGCTGACGGCTGCATCACCAAGGGCCATACCAAAGGCAGGATGGTGTAACCATGGCCACCATGAAGTCCGCCAAGAAAATGTACGAGGACATGCTGACGGAGCCTTCAAAACCGTCTATGGCGCATAGCACCAAGGCTATGAACATGGCGGACAAGATGTTTGAAGTCCCGAAAGACAAGAAGATGGCCAAGGGCGGCGGCTGCCGTGGCGATGGCATCGCGCAGCGCGGCAAGACGAAAGGCAGACTCGTATGATGGCCAGTCGCGGTATGGGCGCTATCGCCCCCAGCAAGATGCCCAAGGGAGTCCGTAAATCTCGGAGAGACAACACGGATTTCACGGAATATGCCGAGGGTGGCAAAGTCAACGCGGCTGGGAATTACACCAAGCCCGGTATGCGCAAGTCGCTGTTTGAGTCCATCAAGTCTCAGGCGGTGCAGGGCACGGCGGCAGGGCAGTGGAGCGCGAGAAAAGCGCAGCTTTTGGCTAAGAAGTACAAGGCCAAAGGCGGGGGTTACCGAGATTGAAAGCGCCGCAGCAATCGCTCAAAGACTGGACCGCGCAAAAGTGGAGGACTAAAAGTGGCAAACGCTCTTCTGACACTGGTGAGCGATACCTTCCGGAGGCTGCGATCAAAAGTCTCAGCCCTGCTGAGTACGCTGCGACAACGCGTGCAAAACGCGCTGGCAAAGCCGCCGGAAAACAATTCGTAGCTCAGCCCAAGGGCATCGCTAAGAAAACCGCAAGGCATCGATAATGGCCACCTCTGGAACCTCCAGCTTCAACCTCGACCTCTCCGAGATCGTTGAAGAGGCGTTTGAGCGTTGCGGCTCAGAACTGCGCACGGGCTATGACTTGAAGACGGCGCGGCGGTCTTTGAACCTGTTGTTTGCCGACTGGGCCAACAGAGGCGTGAACATGTGGACGTTCGAGCAGGGCACCCAGACCCTGACTCCGGGCACCGCCACATACAACTTGCCCGCTGACACCGTTGATCTCCTCGAACACGTCATCCGTACCGGTGCGGGCAACGTGTCCACACAGGCAGACCTCACCATCACGCGTATTAGTATTTCTACCTACGCAACAATCCCCAACAAGTTGCAGCAAGGCCGTCCCATCCAGATTTGGATTGAGCGTCTGGACACCCCGCGCTTCACGGTCTGGCCTACCCCGGACAGCTCTCAGACCTACCAGCTTGTGTACTGGCGGCTGCGCCGCATCCAAGACGCGGGCAACGGCACCAACACCATGGACATGCCGTTCCGGTTCATCCCCTGCATGGTGGCTGGTCTGGCCTACTACCTGTCGATGAAGGTCCCGGGTGCCACCGAGCGGATGCAGGTGCTCAAGGCGCAGTATGACGAGGCGTGGGCGCTGGCTGCTGAAGAAGACCGGGAAAAGGCCGCTGTGCGGTTCGTCCCGCGCCGGCAGTACTTGGGTAGCGGCACCTAATGGCTAATCGATTTGCTTCAGGCAAAAACGCCATCGCCATGTGCGATAGGTGCGGGCAGCGCTTTAAGCTGACCGAGCTGAAGACGGAGATCATCAAGACCAAGCGGTATCAACTGCTGGTCTGCGGCTCTTGCTGGGACCCGGATCAGCCTCAGCTCCAGTTGGGTATGTATCCTGTGGATGACCCACAGGCGCTCAGGAACCCCCGCCCGGACAGCACGTATCAGGTTGCCGGTACTGGGCCTGACGGGTACACGACGGGTGGTAGTCGGATCATCCAGTGGGGCTGGAACCCTGTTGGGGGATCATCGTTTTTTGATGCGGCGCTGACACCAAATAACTTGGTTTTGTCAGTGCAAATTGGTACAGTAACGGTTGCAACGACGTAAGGAGTCGATCATGGACAAGAAAGATTTGGCACAGGACAAAAAGACGGCGGCAAAGGCTGTGCATATGCACGAGAAAACTCTGCACCCCGGCAAACCTCTGACCAAGATGAAGGCCGGTGGCAAGACCAACGCCGACATGCTCAAGTACGGGCGCAACATGGCCAAGGTCATGAACCAGCGTAGCTCTGGCCGCAAGGGAGGCTGATATGGCAACGTACAAACAACCCACTAAGGTCGCAACTCCGGTTGTCGGCCAGATGCCGGTGAGAGAAGCTTTGAAGGCCAACGTCTCCGTTGCCAACGAGCGCACGAACGAGTACAACGGGGTGAAGACCTCGGGCATCAAAATTCGTGGCACCGGCGCGGCTACCAAAGGTGTGATGGCTCGCGGCCCGATGGCCTGAGGACGGCATGAACTACACCCAGTTGACCGCTGCAATCTGCGACTACACGCAGAGCTTTGAATCGGACTTTGTTGCAAACATCCCGGTGTTTGTGAAGCAGGCCGAGCAGCGCATCTACAACACGGTGCAGTTCCCGGTACTACGTAAGAACGTCACGGGCTCCACATCCTCCAGCAACAAGTACTTGTCTTGCCCGGGCGACTTCCTGTCCGTCTATTCGATGGCTGTGATTGATGCGTCGGGCAACTATGAGTACCTGCTGAACAAGGATGTGAGCTTCATCCGTCAGGCGTACCCCAACCCCAACACCACAGGCGTCCCCAAGTACTACGCGCTGTTTGGCCCCACGACCACCAGCGGCCCTAGCCCTGTGTTGACGGACGAGCTGAGCTTTATCCTTGGCCCCACGCCAGATGCCGTCTACAGCGTCGAGCTTCACTACTTCTTCTATCCGGAGTCGATTACGGTCGCTGCGGACGGCCAGACTTGGCTGGGTGACAACTTCGACACGGTGCTGCTGTATGGCTCGCTGGTTGAAGCGTACACCTACCTCAAGGGCGAAACCGATCTGATGGCGCTGTACGACGGCAAGTACAAGGAAGCGCTTTCGTTGGCCAAGCGTCTGGGTGATGGTCTGGAGCGCAGCGATGCGTACCGCAGCGGTCAGGCTCGCATGGCTCCTCTGCCGCAGAATAACGGAGTTGCCTGATGGCCTTCACAGGTAACTTTGCCTGCAACACGTTCAAGACGGGGTTGATGAAGGGCACCTTCGACTTCGATGTCGATACCTACTACATCGCCCTGTACACCAACGCAGCCACCTTTGATTATTCAACCACAACCTACACCACGACGGGTGAGGTGGTTGCGTCTGGATACACCGCAGGTGGTGAGCCTCTAACGGTGACTGTGACTCCAACAATCGGGACCGCCGGGACGGTGGCCTACATCTCGTTCAGTAATGTCTCGTGGACCGCAGCGTTTACAGCTCGCGGTGCGCTCATCTACAAGCCCGGGGATAACGGGGCTATCTGCGTGCTAGACTTTGGAAGCGACAAAACTTCCACAACGACATTCACGGTGCAGTTCCCCGCTGCTACCAACACATCCGCAATCATCCGAATTGCGTAAGGAGCGACCATGTCTCACGAAATTGCTAAAGCCTCTGATGCTGTTGCTGGCGGTCTGGTCGCTGGTACTCGTCACACCGAAACTGCCAAGGCCACGGGCCGGTTCCTGATGGAATGCTACGACAAGGACGGCCTACTCAAGTGGTCTGCCGAGTCGCAGAACCTCGTTGTAAACGGCGGTCTTCAGTACATGGCTGGCACTGCCCTGACCAGCACTGCCCAGATCACCACTTGGTACATCGGCCTGTACGGCGCTGGCGCTTCTAACACCCCGGCGGCTGGTGATACCATGGCTTCTCACGCTGGCTGGACTGAAGTCACCCCATACGCTGGTGCGCGTCCCACGGCTACCTTTGCTGCGGCAACCAACGCCAACCCCTCGGTGGTGACCAACAGCGCTTCTGTGGCGGCTTTCTCTATTAACGCCACTCAAACCGTGGGCGGCGCTTTCTTGACCAGCAACAGCACCGCTGGTGGCTCGACGGGTACTCTGTTCTCTGCCGCTGACTTCCAGTCCCCCGGCGACCGCTCGGTTGTGTCTGGCGACACGCTGAACGTCACTTACACCTTCTCGCTGGCTGGTTGATGAGGGTACCGCTAGGCACAGTGCCTAGCGAATTGTTTCGGAGTAGGAAATGGCCCTTGTACTAGCGGATCGCGTTAAAGAGACGACTACATCTACGGGCACCGGGACCATCACATTGGCTGGGGCCAGTACTGGCTATCAGTCGTTTTCCATCATCGGTGACGGCAATACCACGTACTACACAATAGCCGGGCAAGGCACTTCCGAGTGGGAGGTGGGCATCGGTACGTACACGTCCTCGGGCACGACGCTGTCCCGGGATACGGTGTTGGCATCAAGTAATGCCGGGTCTTTGGTGACGTTTAGTGCCGGGACCAAGGATGTCTTCGTCACGCAGCCATCAGAAGTGACGGTGGTGTCCAGCAATAACTCTGGCACGTCGGGGCAGGTATTGACCTCCAACGGCACTGGGACTGCTCCTTCTTGGCAAGCAGCAACTGGCGCGGTTACAAGCGTCAACACTCAGACAGGCGTAGTTGTTTTGAGCGCCACGGATGTAGGCGCTCTTCCAATTACTGGGGGCGCCGTGACGGGCGCCACCTCTATTGATACTTCCAGCACGTCGGCTGCGCTACGGGTAACTCAGCGCGGCGCCGGCAACGCGATACTGGTCGAGGACAGCACGAACCCGGATTCGACTCCGTTTATCGTAGATTCGGCGGGCCGGGTAAAGATCGGCACAACAGCGACCACAACTGAAAAGCTATATGTATCTGGCGCGGCATATATCACAGACACTTTGGGGCTTCCAGAGAACACGGGTTCAGTTGGTCTTGGTAACGCCATTTTGACCACCACGACAATTGCTGGTGGCGTTAAGTTCGAGGTTTATGCCGAAGAGATTTATCTTGCTGGTGTTGATTTAGTCGAATCTGCGGCACCGTTCAAGGCCGCTGGGTTGATTGAAAGCACAAGTGGTGGTTTCAAATTCCCCGACGGCACGACGCAAACAACAGCCGCAACTGGCGGCGGGGGCACGATGCCCAAAGCCCTTTTAGATACTTGGATGATTGGAGCCTTTTAAATGCCCGCAAACACCGCACCGATTTTTCCCTTAGTCGCAGAAACTAGCTGGGTCAGCGGCACAGCAGCCACAGCAGGAACGCCCGGCCTTACTGCCAACACGACAACCGATCTGACCGCAGGCACGATCTACGGCCCAATCATTACTGGCGGAACCAACGGTACGCGAGTGGACTTTATTAAGTCGCGGGCGCTGGGCACCAATGTGGCTACCGTGGTTCGTATCTGGATCAACAACGGCAGCGTCACCACCACGGCAGCGAACAACACGCTGTACATAGAGCGAACCATCTCTGCCACGACGGTATCGCAAACGGCAGAGCAGCCGGACATTATGATTCCCTTGAGTATTGCTATCCCGTCTGGGTATCGAATCTATGCGACCTTTGGCACGGCGGTTGCGGCAGGATTCCACTTGACAGCAATCGGCGGGGATTACTGAGATGTTTAACGGCTTCCCCGTTACCAATACACCTGCGGTGCAGGTGTGGGATTTTGTTCGGGGCGCATCCACGGCGGCAACCCGCAGCGTTTTCCTGACGGATGACTGTGCGCCTATTCAGTTCTTCAAAACTGGCGTTCCATCAGAAATCAACCTGTACTTGCCGCCCTCTTACCCAGAGGGCAAGGTACTCACGATCATCAATTCGCCGTACCTGACAACGGCGGTTTCAATTGTAATTTACGCTTCCGACGCTCGGAATACTTCAACTGGTGTATCAGGCACCGGCGACAACATCTATAGAAGTAGACCCGGACATACACTACAGTTTTTCTATACAAAAGCAACGCTTGACCAAGCAACTGGCGCGACTTTTGTTACTGGGTGGAATTGCATCAGCCAAGGGTCTGCAAACTCGTCAGCACCAAACAGTTTCGCTACCGCAGGCGGAACGACTTTAGCCACCAATGCATTTGCGGCTGGCGGTTCGGCTGTGGCATCTGCGCTGCAGTCGGCGGTAGTTGGCGGGCAATTGAATACGGCAAGTGGGCAAGCCGCTTTTGTTGCCGGAGGTGCTAGTAGTACGGCAAGCGGGCAATATTCGGCGGTTGTTGGCGGCAGTAGCCATACCGCATCAGGCATCAACGCCGTTGTTATTGGCGGCGGTAGTTCTCTTGCCGATAGCACCAGCTCCATCGTTGTTGGGGGGACAAGCAATTGGGCCAACCAAATTAACTCTGCAATTATTGGCGGCGCTTATGGAACAGCACGCGCTGTTGTCGGGCAAACGGTTTTCCCGTCTTGCAACACTCCAATCATTGGCTCTGCGGGCGTTACGCAGTCGGCGCTTTTGTTGCTTGCCAAGCAGACTACCGATGCGACACCGACGACATTAGTTAGTTCGGTATCTGCTCCGGGAACGACTAACCAGCTTGTCCTGCCCAACAACAGCGCCTATTTTGTGCGTGGGTCGTGCATTGCCACCGTCACCGGAGGCGGCAACACCAAGGCTTGGTCGTTTGAAGTAGCGATTAAGCGCGGAGCCGGTGCAGGAACAACGGCTATTGTTGGCACGGCTATCAAGAACATTGTGGCCGCTGACGCTGGCGCGGCAACGTGGGACATTACTATTTCTGCCAACACGACCAGCGGCTCTTTGTCTGTAAGCGCAACCGGCCAAGCCGCCACCACGATCCGCTGGACTTGCCGTCTTGATTCAACTGAGGTGTCCTACTAATGGCTATCCAATTCAACAACACCGGCACAGGGACCGTCACGCTTGCATCGCCGTCTAGCGGTACTGTGGCGCTTACTCTGCCTTCTGCCGACGGCACCAGCGGTCAGGTTCTTCAGACCAACGGCAGCGGTGTGCTGTCGTTTGCAACACCCGCCGGGGGTTCGGTAACAATGAGCGATGTAGTAGCCCTTAGCGTGGCCCTCGGAGGATAAGATGCCCAATACATTCAACAGCGCACAAGCGCAGCTTTCCACCACCAGCGTTACCGATGTTTATCAAGCGCCGGCTACGGCAGGCAATCAGGCCGTGGTGCTGTCGGTCATGTGCGCCAATGTGAACGGCACGGCCTCGGCTGATATTTCCATCATCAAGACCGACAGCGCCAACACGATCCAGAGCTACATCACTTTTACTACGCCGGTGCCAGCGGATACCACGCTTGAAGCTGTAGCGAACCGGATCGTCCTGAAGGCCGGTGAGAAGCTCAGAGCGCAGGCCAGCGCGGCCAACTACATCCATGTGACCATCTCGGCTCTGGAGATTACATGAGCAAGTACCATGTCGTAAGTAGCGGGATGGTGACCCGCCAAGCTCTACCGTCTATCACGCGGCAGCGCGGCACGACTACCGGCAGCGCCAACTTGATGCTCTATGGCGCGGGTAAGACCTACGCCATTGGCACCAACACGACATTCACAGACAGCAGCGCCAATGCGTTCACGGTGACGCGCAACGGCGACACTATCCAAGCGACTGCCAACCCGTTCACGGGCAGCGTTGTATTTGATGGGACAAGCGACTATTTATCGCTTGCAAATAACGCCGCCTTTGATTTTGGCACCGGCAACTTTACGGTTGAATGTTGGGTCAATATAAATTCAGTTAGCTATGTAAACGGCGGCGGAGCAAGGGGGGCGTCAGTTTTTAGCTCCGCTTCTGGATTTTCTGGTAACGGCTGGAACTTGGAAATTGGAGGAAACTCAAGCGGGGTTCCAAATGTAATTAATTTTAATAGCCGCCAAGGCGCATCTCAAGTAACTGTCAGCGCCAGCGTAACCATGGCAAACGGCACTTGGTATCATATAGCTGTTGTTAGGTCTGGGACTCTTACATCTATCTATCTCAACGGGGTGTCTGTCGGCAGCGGTACGCTGTCCAATCAAACGATTACCTCTGTTGCTGCTTTGTGGGTCGGTGGGCAAGATATAACTAACTATCAACATTGGTTCAACGGCTACATCTCCAATGCCCGCATCGTCAAGGGCACAGCCGTTTACACGGCCAACTTCACGCCCCCAACTTCTCCCCTGACCGCCATCACCAACACGTCACTGCTGTTGCTGGCAGGTCAACAAGCCCCGTTCAGGGACTCAAGCTCCAATGCGTTTACAGTCACCGCCAACGGAAACGCTGCGGGTAGCGGGGTAGAGCCACCGTCTTTTGTCCCCTATGCCGGGTCGGGGTACTTTGATGGGACGGGGGATTATTTAAGCTGCGCTAGTAATGCGGCGTTTGCTTTTGGCTCTGGCGACTTCACGGTTGAATACTGGCTTTATGCGTCCAGTTGGTCACTAGCGCCAACTATTATTGATACACGAATAACGGGCAATTCTGTCAACGGGTATTCTGACTTTATTACAAGTGGCGGGGTGTTTAGTCTATTTCTTGGAAATACAACAGTTTACACAATGACGGGGTCTTTGCCCCTAAACACATGGACACACATAGCTGTTTCTAGATCAGGAACATCTTTGCGCGTTTTCATAAACGGCTCGCAAAACGGCTCTACGGTAACAAATTCAACTGTTATGTCGGACACCAATCTTTTGGTGGCGATTAATAGAGGGCTTACTGCCGGAACCATTGGCCCGTCTTTTTTTAATGGCTATCTTTCTAATGTCCGCCTTGTCAAAGGCACCGCCGTCTATACCGCCAACTTCACCCCATCTGCCGCCCCGCTGACGGCGATCACCAACACATCCCTGTTGTTGCTGACCAATAATGTGGGGCCGTTTATCGACAGCAGCACCAACGGCTTCCCTGTTCTTCGCAACGGCGACACGATCCAGTCAGGGTTTAATCCGTTCAGTCAGGCAAGCGCTGGGTCGGGGTACTTTGATGGGACGGGGGATTATTTAACCGTTACAAACGCATCAGCATTACAGTTAAATAATACAACGGCATTTACAATTGAATGCTGGGTTTATCCTACAAGTTTACCAAGTCCTGCTTTTATAGTTGAAAACTATGATCAAGTTTCCCCTTATCCGGGATATTCACTTGCGTACAATGTTCTTGGCTCAGGGGTGCTTAATTTTTGGGATGGTGGGGGTTTTTGGATTAATACTGGAATCACACTAAGTCTTAATCAATGGACGCACATTGCGGTCACATATGAGGGTTCTGGATCAACTAGGCGGTTTTTCAAAAATGGCGTTCAAAGTGGTTCTGCTGGAACAGTACCTTCTGCAATAAATTACACGGCTGGCTCTTGCTCTATTGGGGCACAAGAGGCGGGGACAACACCTTGGCTGGGCTACATCTCCAACCTTCGCATCGTCAAAGGCACCGCTGTCTACACCAGCAACTTCACGCCGCCGACCTCTCCCCTGACGGCCATCACAAACACCTCGCTGCTGCTGCTGACGGATAACTACAGCATCGTCAATAGCACACCTACAAACCTGCCGGTCACCATCAACGGCAACACGACCATCTCTACGGCGCAGTACCCGACGGGGATGAGTTCGTCGATCTACTTTGATGGGAACGGGGATTTTTTAAGTATAGCCAATAACACGGCAATTGATCTTTCATCAGGTAGCTGGACAATTGAATGCTGGGTTTATTGGACCGGAACTAATGTAAACGCAGATTTTCTAAACAAAGATGGAGTGTTTGCAGCTTCATATCCATCTTATGCGTTAAGTATAAATAGCAGCACACCCAGACTTAGTATAGGGTCTGGCAATGGAACATCGTCAGTTCAGATTTTAGCATCTTCGCTAGGAACATTGCCGACTAACACATGGGTTCATTTAGCTGGAGTTAGGTCTGGGTCAACAATTTATTTATTCCAGAATGGGCAATTGGCGGCTTCAGCAACAGTAACTGCAACCATAACTAATGGAAGCAAAGCATTAATAGTCGGGTATCAAACTGGACAGCCTACTAGTAGCTATATGGATGGCTACATCTCCAACGCCCGCATCGTTAAAGGCGCGGCGCTCTACACCGCCAACTTCACCCCGCCATCGCTGCCGATGTCCACCACCGTCACCGTCCCAGCCTTCGTCACCAACGCCATCTATGGAGTGAACCAGATACCATGAGCTACATCCATACAAGCGGTGACACGAGCGAAACTCGGCCTACGCGGGTGCGCCTGCCCGATAGCACGACCCGGACGATGGAAGCGGTTACCGATGAAATCTTGGCTGAGGCTGGCTGGTCGTGGCAGGAGCCGGTGGTCGAGCCGGTGGCGGAGCCGGTGGTCACATCGGAAACGGTGGTTGATCCTTATCCGTCCAGCACTGGTACAGTAACGATTGAGGAATAACATGGCTCTCAAACTCTCTATCCCCACCAGCAACGTCGGCATCCCGTTCACCGAGGCATACGCCCGCATCACCAACATCTTCGGCAACAAAGATCAGGTGCAGTACCAAGTGGCCGTGTACGCCACGGCGGATGCCCGGCAGGCCAACGCGCAAGATGTGGCCCAGCACGCTTTCTATTGCCCCACGCCGCAGGGCAACCTGATGGACGGGCTGTACGCCGATCTGAAGTTGCAGCCGGGGTTTGAGGGCGCAGAGGACTGCTAAACCGGCACTAACAAGGCTTCCCCCACATGTTTGGCATAGCGCCTTACGCTGATGTACCGTATGCGGCTATACCGGAAACAGGCAATTTTTTCTTTGCCGTTGTTCTGGAGACAGCCACAGGTACAGACGCGGGCGCTGCCCAGCTAGTTGCTCTTGCTACCCTGTCCGAAACCGGGACAGGGACGGATTCTGTTTTCTCAATTGCTGTTTTTAACAGCAGCCTTTCCGACACGGCCACAATTACCGATGTCAATGTAGGGCGCATCAGCTTCCCAACAACAATCTCCGAGACTGCCACGGGGACCGAAACTGTCACGCCCCGGTATATTGCTCAGCCCAACATCGCCGAGACTGCCACGGGTACGGACCAAGTCAGTGCCTTGCGTGCGCTGGCTGCGGCGGTTGCTGAGACGGCCACGATTACGGATAGCCTGTCCGCCCGGGCAGTGTTTATCGGGCTTCTCCAAGAGGCAGCCACGGCCCAAGACTCTATCAATGCGCCGGGCTCGACCTACAACATCCTGATGCAGGAGCTTGCGCAAGCGCAGGAGGCAATCACCGCGCAGGCCATCTTCCCGGCTTCTCTGGCCGAAACCGCTACTGGCACCGAGACCAACAGCGCAGCCTTTATCCCCCGGGCAACGATCAGTGAGTCGGCCACCATCACGGACGCAGTTAGCGCCCTCCAAGCGTTTGCTGCCAGCATTTCTGAGACCTCCGCAGCCTCGGACGTGGTTCTGGTTGCCCCGTCAATCTTCAACGCCATCGCGGTTGCTGCTGCCACAGCTATAGATAACTTCAACCCGGCTGGCAGCATCTACAACGTCACCGTCCCTGAGAGCGCCACCCTGTCCGACAGCGTGATCGGGGCGTTCCTGTGGAACATCATTGATGACGCCCAGAACGTCACTTGGAATCTTGTCGATGCCGCGCAGCCTGCAACTTGGGCGCATGTCGAGGCATCTCAGGCCAGTGACTGGAACATCATCCCGATCACGACGAATAGGTATGGGCCGACATGGGCCGCATCGGCGGCGGGCGGCGGGACGGCTATCTTGCTTAACGGCCAGCAGACAACTGACGGCTATCAGCAGTACATGTTTTATGGCAACGGAGCTTGGACAGTTCCAAGGCTACCCATATCAGGCAAGTTTGATTCGATTCAGTACATCAACGGCCAGTATTTTGTGTACAGCGCCGATACCAACCTTCCGTACAGCGCTAAATTGCTGCGCAGCACTGATGGATTGAATTGGTCGATTGTGACAACGCTACCTACCAGCACTATTGACTCTAGCCAAGTATTGGGAATGTTTGGCAATGGCTCCACCATCGTCATCGCCTACAACAACCTCACTTACACCAGTACAGACAACTGCGCGACGTGGACTGCTAGTTCCGCCCTGCCCGGTGATTTGCAAGGGATAGTTGTAGGGTTTGCGTTTGGTGCTGGCCTGTATGTCATGTGCGATGGGCGAAGGGTATTTACTAGCGCAAACGCATTGACATGGACGCAGGTTGTCAGTTTCACTGGGCCGGGATGGTCTGGGCTACGTGGATCGGTATCGTGGAGCGGCTCTAGATTTGTCGTAGTCGCAAGAAGCACTCTTTCGTTTAATTCGCCCCAGATTCGCACCAGCACTAACGGCATCACATGGACAACCGTCAGTCCCCCGTCGCCGCTTAGTACGCAAACAGTTTGGGCGTTTTGGGATGGCACGCGGTTTGTTTTTGCCACCGCTGGTGCCGGTTCTACCAATGCTGCGTTCTACGCCGCAAACTCCACGCTGACCACGTTCACGCTGCTCGGCTATTTGCCGGGGCGCTTTTACCTCCCAACGATACGCGCAAGCTACTTGATGGGTTCTATTAACGGTCAGTACATCCCTCCGGGATACGCCATCCCTTTTACGGGGACGTTCTACACATCGCCAAACTTCTCAACATTCAATGCGATCAACGCCGCGTGGCCTACAAACGCTTGGGGTAATATCGCAACAGATCAGGCGCAAACGTGGGGCATCATTCCCCAACAGTGACAACTCGTAAGGAGCTATAAATGGCCTACTCAGACAATCTCCGCATTGACCTAATCGCCACGGGCACGCAAGCCGGTGTGTGGGGCACCACGACCAACACTAACCTTGGCACCATCATTGAGGACGCGATTGCTGGGTATGCGGCTGTCAGCGTCACCAGCGCCAATCAGGCTTTCACCATTGTGGACGGTGCTGCGGATCAAGCCCGTAACGCCATGATCCGCCTGACGACGACTACGGCTGCAAACTTCGCGGTCTACGCGCCGCCAGTCTCTAAGCAATACGTCATCCAAAACGGCAGCGCTTACACGGCCACGATCTACAACTCGACTGTCTCCGGAAACACGACTGCCGCTGGCGCTGGAGTGGCCATCCCTGCTGGTAAGACCATGACGGTTTGGTCAAACGCCACCGACTTCTTGGTGCAGAACAGTCATGTGATTGGTACGGTGGTGGGGAACGTGACGGGCGACCTTACTGGCAACGTCACGGGTAACGTGGCGGGTACCCTGACCGGCGTTATTGCCTCCACAACGACTGCTACCACGCAGGCGGCGCTTACAAACAACACGACGGTTGCTACTACCGCGTTCGTAACTACCGCAGACAACCTGAAGGCCGACAAGACCACGACGATCTCTGCCGGTACGGGACTGTCTGGTGGTGGCGACCTGTCCACGAACCGCACTCTTTCCATTGCAAATACCGGAGTAACGGCTGCTTCTTATGGCGGCGCTAACGCTATTCCAGTTCTGGCGATCAATGCTCAGGGACAGGTTACTAGCGCTTCCACGGCCGAGTCCTATCCGACAAGTTATTCTTTGGCGTCAGCTACTGGGGCGTCTGTTTCCCGCACGGTGTACCTGACAGCGGGCACATGGCAGGTTGTGCTTGATACTCGGGCCGGTATATCAGATTCGGGCAACTACAGCTTCAACACAACTCAAAGCGGAAGTGTCGGAGCCACAACCGTAAACACATCCATTGGATTTTCCCGCACTGGTGGCGCTGGATATGGCCGGACTATTCATGGCTCTCAATTAGCCGTGGGTACTTTGACTGTTGCAACTAGCGGTAGTTACACCTTAGCTATGGCGGCAGTAAGCCTTAATGGGGCGTTTTCCGAAGGCTCTCGCATCATCATTGAGAAAACTGCTTGAGTGAAGCGTGAGCCAAAATGATCGACCCAATCACCGCATTTGCCACTGCGCAAGCTGCGGTGGCGGGTATCCAAAAAGCGCTCAAGCTGGGAAAGGACATTACCGGCTGCATCAAGGAGTTCTCGCAGCTTTTTGAGTCAGCCGACGTTATCAACAAGGCAGCGAACGATGCCAACGCTGGAAAGTCAGACGCGGCGCAGGCGATGGAAATCGTCATGCAGCAAAACAAGCTGCGTGAGGACATGGAGCATTTGAAGCACCAGTTAGTCTATGGCGGATACCCGGAACTCTGGACGCTTTTTCTCCAGAAGCATATGGAGATTCAAAGGGCTAGGAAGAAGAGAGAAGCAGAGGAGAAGGCGGCGAAGCTAAAGCGTAGGCAAGAGCAGGCGATGTTTGTCCTGTACACCATCATCACTGTCGCATTTGTTTCGTTTCTGATCGGATTCGTTTACATCGTCATGCACGTATGAGTGAAGAGAAGATCAACCACAACACTTTGATCGACAAGGTCCTTGGGTATGTGGACTCGCCGTTCAAGTTGTTTGCCATCGTGCTGATGGCTGTCTTCGCGTTCGTGGGGTACTTTGTCTGGCAGAACCAAGAGTTCTTGATCGGGGCCTACAAGGAACAAAGAAAGCTGCCCACCATCGCAGAGGATCGTGTCGAAGATGTAGCAGCGCATCTGTTTAAAAATACCGACGCTGCGGTGGTCGCCATCTTCAAAGTCAATCCCATGTTTGGCACTCGTGTGCTGCATAGGGCGTACACCAAGGACGGCAGGGACAAGACCCACGAAGGGTTGGATGTCGGCCTCTTTACTGCCAACTCCGCAAACAATAGGGATGTCGTGGCGCTGATGGCAAGTGAGATTCCCTGCGGCGCGTACAAAACCGCGCAGTCTGAGATCGGGTTGTGGTATATCGAAAAGGGCGTTACTTACGG